TTTCAGATACGTTTTTCAACGCCTGAAATCCTGACCAATTCGGAAAACGGTGATGTGACAGATACTGGTGACGCTGATTTTGGCGTCTACTTTAACCTGCCATATAACACCCGCCTTGAAACAGCGGATATTCAAAAGGGTATTGACACCGTGGTTGGGTTGATCCGTTCCAATGGAACGGCTCTTGCCACCACCCGCATTGATACGTTCGGGTATGGCTCCACAGAGCTGTATTAAAGATCGTGTCCACTTCGGCTGAACGTAGGATTCATTCTATGTTCACACAAGAACCAGCTTCAGCTGATACCCCTTTAATAAGGTATTACACTGAGGCTTGGACTATCCTTCTTCTAGACTCTCCATGGCCAAAACCGCTTCGGGTCGTTCATAAGTTCTATAAAGAGCTTCTTCACGACTTCCGTGGCACGGTTCTGGAGTACTCTAAGTTGTTTGACCTCTTGACGAGGTCAGCGACTTTGACGGATGATGGCCTGTTAAAGGTTTTCATTCCGGCTTTACTCAAGACCCCTATAGCATACGAGTATATCCGTTTCTATAAGGGCACAAGTAATGAGTATGCTTCTCGCTTCCTATTCACGTTTCTCGCCTTCGCAAAGAAGATCGAGGTGGATAGTGACGATCTCAAATCCGACGCATTTCGCGCTTGGAAAGAGATTGAGTTGAAGCTGTCTACTCTCACCTTTAGTGAGAGACGTATCGCCAGCCTGAGATCTATAATGGCAGATCTTTTGGATGGTTTTTCCCTGATCGATTCGTTCCTAAAACACGGAAACGGAGCGGTTGCGGAGAAAGGGATTCGCACGATATCTCAGAAAATGGTTAATTCAACCATCGATGAGAAACTCAAGCGCTTCTTGTACCAGGGTCCACTTTCTATGGTGAGCCAAGGTGCGAGTCGTGTCCATCTCTATTCCACATATGAAGATATGGGGATGAGAGAGGTTAAGGGCAAACGGAAAAGGTCCCGATTGGTTTTTGTGCCTAAGACTATTAAGTCTGCACGTTCGGTTTGTGCCGAACCTGCAGCTTATATGCTCTGTCAGCAAATGATCCATACAGGACTCGCTCGTCATTTCGATCGATCTTTCTTGAAGTCTTTTATTAGACTGAAAGATCAATCCTTCAATCAGAATATGGCCCACGAAGGGTCGTACACCGGTTTGTTGGATACTATCGATCTAAGTAGTGCAAGTGACACGATATCAGCTAAGCTGGTACGTGGCATCTTTCCTACTCGTTTGCTCCATTCTCTTCTTGCAACAAGGTCATCAGAAGTCTTACTTCCTGATGGAACAATCCATACCTTGGAGAAGTTTGCACCTATGGGGAGTGCTGTTTGCTTTCCTATTCAGTGTCTTATCTTTTTCTCTGTGTGTATCCTTGCTGTGAAAGAGAATCTTGGTGTGTCTGCGGGCGGCTTCCCCCAATCTCTTAGGAGATACATGGAAGGTCGTTTTGCAGTGTACGGTGATGATATCGTTAGTGACTCGCGTCATACAACGAAGATCATCGAGCTTCTGAACGAGTTAGGTTTCATTGTTAATGAATCTAAATCGTTCACCGGTAAAGTTGCCTATCGTGAATCCTGCGGTGAGCACTTCCTAGATAGCGTTCGGATGACACCTTATTTGCTTCGTCATAAGGGATCTGTAACAGAGATCGATGTTTCATCTTTGTTCAGTTTCACTGATGCTGCAAATAGGGCTTACCTGTACGGGTACAATCGACTTCGTCGATACATTATCCGAAAGGCAAGCAAGTTATCCGCCGCTCGGTTGGGGAAACGCACTAACGTAGTGGGTTTCAAACGGCCATCTTCGAATACTCCTGGGTGCTTTGTTACGGATCGACCAACTTATTGGAAGAATCGTCGCAACGTAGATTACCAGATATTCGAGCGAGAGCTTCTCATGTTATCCGCCAAGTATACGGTTTCAAGAAGTTATCTTGATCCTTACTATTTGGATCTATGGTTCGGAAACGCTACTGATTCACGTGAATTTAAACGTGGAGCAG